GAGAATGTTAGTTTTACCTTTCAAAATGAAAGAGAAAACTAAAGGTGGAATACATATTACAGAATCAACTTTAGAACGACAACAAGTTGCATCGACTTGCGGTTTAGTTCTAGCAATGGGACCAAATTGTTATGATAAGGAAAAATTTCCTGAAGGTCCTTGGTGCAAAAAAGGAGACTGGGTAATCTTCGCAAGGTATGCGGGTTCCAGAATACAAATCGATGGCGGGGAGGTTAGACTTTTAAATGATGATGAAGTTCTAGCTAAAATAGAAAACCCTGAAGATATATATCATCAATACTAACATAGGAGAGGTCTATGCCAGAAGCAGAAAAAATGGTCGATATTGATACTAGCGGAGCTGGTGCTGATATTGAAATTAAAGAAGAACAGAAAGAGGAGCAAAATGTCGAGAGTACTGAAAACAGTGTTGAGTCCAATGACACACCTGAGAAATCTAGTGAGCAGTTGGATGTTCGAACTGACGAGAACAATCAAGAACAAAGTGAAGAGAAAAAAGAAGAAGTAAAAGAAGAACCTAAAGAAGAACAAAAGAAAGAATTAGACGATTATTCTGAAGGAGTAAAAAGAAGAATCGGAAAACTTACTAGAAAATTACGAGAAGCTGAAAGACAAAGAGATGAAGCTACTACGTATGCTCAAGGAGTTTTAACTGAACAAGAAAAACTTAAATCTAGATTATCTAAATTAGATACAGGTTATGTTTCTGAAATGGAAAATAGAATTAAGTCAGGTATGGAAGCTGCAGTAGCAAAATTAGCTAAAGCCAGGGAAGATGGCGATATGAAAGCTGAAGTTGTTGCACAAGCTGAAATCTCAAAACTAGGTTATGAGGAAGCAAGACTATCTGAAATGAAAAGCAGATCAGTTAAAAGAGCAACACCTGCACAACAACCACAAACTAATCAAGAAACACAACCTACTCAATCTAGAGATCCTAGAGCGGAAGAGTGGGCTTCTAAGAATACATGGTTCAATAAAGATCCCATTATGACTGAAGGAGCTCGTGTGATACACAGGATTTTAACAGAAGAAGAGGGTTATGACCCTGTTGGAAACCCAGAAGAGTACTATGGGGAAATTGACAGAAGAATAGCACTTGAATTTCCACACAAATTTGGTAATACTGTTAAAGAAACGACTAGTAAACCTACACAGACCGTTGCTTCGGCAACGCGTAGTCCAAAGACAGGTCGCAAAATCCAAAGACTCACGCCGTCAGAGGTAGCAATAGCTAAAAAATTAGGTGTGCCACTTGATGAATATGCAAAATCAAAACGAAAAATCACGAAGGAGGTATAGGCATATGACAAAAAAAACAGAAGACAAAACAACTTCCCGTGCGAGTCAAACAAGGTCTAAAACAGAAAGACCTAAAGTTTGGTCTCCACCATCTTTATTAGATGCACCCCCTGCACCAGAAGGGTTTAAGCACAGATGGCTTAGAGAGTCGTCATTGGGATTTGATGATACTAAGAACATTCATAAAAGACTAAGGTCTGGATATGAATTAGTAAGAGCTGATGATCCAATGTACAAAGACATCGATCTATCGGCTTACGCTTCTTACGAAACTGGTAAATACAAGGGAGTGGTCGGTCAAGGTGGCCTGGTTTTGGCTAGGATACCGAACGAGTTCGCAAAGCAGTACATGGAGTACTATGAGAAACAAGGGCGAGATAATATGGAAGCCGTTGATAACGATCTCTTAAAGGACCAAGATAAAAGAATGCCTATCAATATTGACAGGCAGTCTCGTGTTCTCGGTGGTACGAAGAAATAATTTATTAGTTATTTCTAACTAACCAACGAATAAACAATTGATCTAGAAATAGGTCTTAACTAGGAGAAAAAAACATGGCAAACAAAGACAGCGCGTTTGGTTTAAAACCAATCGGAAAAGTTGGTCAGAATGATGACAATCAAGGTTTGTCCGAGTACAAGACAGATAACACGAACAATAGTGCTATCTTCTTTCAAGATCCCGTTAAAGCTCTAGCAGCCGGTACAATCGGCGTAGCAGCGGCAGGGGATGTACTACTTGGTTCATTCAATGGTTGTTTCTTTACTGATTCAAACACACAGAAGCCCACATTTGCTAACCATCTTGGAGCTAGTAATGCAGCGACAGATATAGTTGGTTTTGTGGCGGATGATCCGTACGAAAGGTTTGAAATCCAATCAGACAACACACTAGCATCAGAGCAAACTGATGTCTTCAGATTGTACAATATTTTGTACACAGCAGGAGACTCAGCGAACAATGTGTCTAAAGTGGAGTTGGATGATTCGACAACAAGCACCGTAACGAATCAATTAAAAGTAATCGGAGTGAGCAAAAATCCAGATGGCAATGATTTAACAACTTCAAATGTTAATTTCGTTGTTACGATTAATGAGCACTTCTACAAAGCAGCAGTAGCTGGTATATAATAACTGAATAGGAGATAAAAAATGGCAATATCACGAGGACAACTAGTCAAAGAACTAGAGCCAGGTTTGAACGCCCTGTTCGGCTTGGAATATAAACGTTACGAAAATCAGCATGCTGAAATCTATGCGACTGAAACTTCAGACAGAGCGTTTGAAGAAGAAGTTATGTTATCAGGTTTCGCGAATGCTCAAGTAAAACCGGAAGGTTCAGCTGTAACTTTTGACTCAGCTCAAGAGACTTACACTGCGAGATACACTATGGAAACAGTGGCTCTTGCTTTCGCACTTACTGAAGAAGCAATCGAGGACAACTTGTATGACAGACTATCGTCTAGATATACAAAAGCATTAGCAAGATCGATGGCTAATACGAAACAAGTTAAAGCAGTAAACCCATTAGTTAATGGATTTACAACTTTCCAATCTGGAGATAACAATGCTTTAATGAGTACGTCACACCCAACGATCGCTGGTACTGTATCAAACAGACTTGCAACAGATGCGGACTTAAACGAAACTTCATTGGAGTCGTCTCTTATAGAGATCGCTGCGATGACAGACGAAAGAGGTCTAAAAATTGCAGCTAAAGGAGTAAAAATGATTATTCCTTCTCAGCTTCAATTTACTGCCGAAAGATTGATGAAATCTGAAGGTAGAGTTGCTACAGCTGACAATGACATCAATGCAATCAGATCTATGGGAATGATTCCTCAAGGTTATAGAGTGAACAATTTCTTAACTGATCCAGATGCATTCTTCATTATCACTGACGTACCGAATGGAATGAAAATGTTCGTAAGAACACCGATTTCTACGGCTATGGAAGGTGACTTTGATACTGGAAACGTAAGATACAAAGCTAGAGAAAGATACGTATTTGGCGTATCAGACTTTAGAGGTATCTTCGGGACACC